CATCTGTGTTAAAACATGATATAATATACATATAAATTCAATTAATATAAAAGGAACAGTGCCGTATGAGTCTATTAAAACGATTGATTGAGTCATCTGCTAAAGGTGTTGATGAAGCAGTATTAACCGATTCTGATTTTTATACCAGAACAGATGATCAACTTGTCACCACTCCATTACCTACATTTAATATTGCATTATCTGGTAGTATTAAAGGTGGTCTTGCTCCAGGGATTACTATTGCTACTGGTGAATCTGGTACAGGTAAATCTTTATTGGGTCTAGTATCTGCAAAGGCATTCTTGGATAAGTTCAAAGAAGGTGTAGTACTATTCTATGATTCTGAAGGTGGATTACCTGCAGCATCAATGCGAGCAATGGGAATCGATGTAAATCGTATCATTCATATTCCAGTCTACCATGTAGAACAATTGAAGTTTGATCTGGTTCAACGATTTGAAGCAGTGTCATCAAAAGACAAGGTGTTTGTTTTGGTTGATTCATTAGGTCTTCTTGCATCTAAGAAAGAAGTAGAAGATGCTGAGAATGAAAAAGCTGTTGCTGATATGTCACGAGCAAAAGCCATTCGGTCAATGTTCCGGATTGTTTTACCACATTTTACAAACAAAGGAATTTACAGTTATTGGATTGCCCATGCTTATGATGAGCAAGGGCTATTCCCTAAAAAGGTTCTAGGTGGTGGTACTGCAGTTAAACTTGTTGCAAATTTAGTAATGTTCTTCAGTAAGAGTCAAGAAAAAGATGGTACTGATTTAGCCGGATTTAATATCAATATTTCAATTATGAAATCACGATTCATTAGAGAAAAAGCAAAACTATCAATGCTATTGCGTTTTGATGGTGGTTTTGACCAGTTTTCTGGTATTGTTGATTTAGCTGTAGATGCTGGATTGATTATTAAACCAAGTAATGGTTATTATCAATTAGTTGATACTGAAACTGGTGAATTGTTGTATGATGGTAAAAAGTTTAGAATGAAAGACATTCAGACGCCAGAATACCTTGTGCCAATCATGCGCTCAGAAAAATTCAAACGATATATTCGTGATGAATACTGTTTAGCAAATGATGACAAACAAACACTTGTAGAAATGTTTGACATTAACGACATTTAACAAATACATATAATAAATTTGGAGAAAACAATGAAATTAACAGCACGTAAAGTTTCCGTAATGGAAAAAGAATTAGCTGCATTAGCAGTGGATACCCAGCGCCAATTACAATTATTGGCCGGTGGTACTACTAATTATTCACCGATGCAAGATCTTGGTGTTTTAATTACAGATACCAATCTTAAGATTGTTTCTCTTATTGAGGAAATGGAGCGTATTCACGAAGTGCGGTTTGCATTACGCGCTCTAATCTCTGATTTTAATACAGAACATGGTGTAAATGATTTACTTTTGAGTATTGAAGAAGCAAAAGTGAATATGGCTATGTACAATAGCTTATCAACGAATCGTGTTTTGACATCTCAAATGTTAAACTTGGAACTTTCTCGTACGGTCATCTTTAAACAAATGATGTTTGATGGTAATTCAAATGCTAACGCAAATGTTATGCAAACATTTAATATTGTCACTATGTCAGAATCAACATTGGATTTTGTCAAACAAAAACAAAAAGAATGTAAATTTGCTTTAACTGCATTGCAAGATGAATTAGCATTTATCAATTCTTCAAAGACAATTGATTTATCTGATGAATTGGTTGATTCCTTAAAAGAATTGAATCAAATTTAATGCATTTTGACTTATTAGGAAGTTATCTACAGTAGTCCATATAATGGACATACAATCTGGCTTTTTGTTGAACAGTTTAACATTGAATAATTAATCTCATTGTTGTTTGTATGGTGTTCTGTTTTTTAGCTTTGTTGGTTGTTGTTTGTCTTTTGTTGGTTGTATTGATAACTTTCTAATACTGCTTTGCTAAACTTTCGGTGATAACAAAAGCAGAAAAGGAGAAATCCAAAGTGTTATCTGGTCAATAACGAACCGTACCATATTAAATATTATTAATATGAATTAACTACACAAAGGTATATAATGAAATCATTTCTTACATTTTTAAGAGAATCAAAAAGATTAACGCTAGTTGATGTAATCACAACAACTGAATTTAAGTCTATTAAATCAGCAAAAGATTTTCCTAGTGTATCATTAGTTATTATTGGTGCAACGGATACTAAACCACTTAAAGGTTCTAGTCCAGTATTTCCAACAGAAAATTTTGAAGATATTACAGATGACGGTGAATTTACACGTAAAGTAATTCCTGGCCCTGCTAAAAAATCATTCCTTTCAGATGTGAGACACTGGGCTGATTATAGTATGGGTACTCTTATTGTATCAGACACAATTGAAAAAGGTAATGCGATTGCGGAATTTTTGATTAAAATGAATTTAATGGATGGCACCATTAAAGGTAATGTAAATAAAACTACATTAGATGGGCTAATGGCTAATTAAATATAATAGGTTTATAAAAGACAGTTGGAAAGACAACAAACTATTTTTAATATAAGGAAACGATAAAATGGAAAATGTAAACAAAGCAGCAGAATTAGCACAAGCATTCTTGACAGAAAAAGCAGCATATGCAGCTAAACCAACAAAAGCAGCATCTAAACGTATGCGTGATGCATTGAATGAATTAAAGAAAGTTGTTACAGCTGCTAAATCTGAATTGGTTGAAGCTGATAAAGCACCAAAAGCATAATCACATAAAGGGTATATTATATAAAAATAGTATACCCTTTTTTTAATTCATCTCCACAAAATATATCCCGTTTCAAATTAGCCAGACACGACATTAAATACTATGGCTATCTTAATTACAAACACTATGGGACTCATATCTAATGTCTAAAATTTATGTCCTCGATACTAACGTATTGCTATCTGATCCTCTTGCCATTCTAAAATTCAATGAACATACAATACATATTCCTTTTATTGTATTAGATGAATTGGATAATCATAAAAAAGGTTATACTGATTTAGCTCGACAGGCTCGTGAAGCAACCCGTCAATTAGAAAATGTAATGCAAAATGAAATTGCATTTAACAAGTATGCTATTAATACAAATGGTGGTATTTTAACATTCACAACTCATGAATTAAAAGCAAGTATTCCAGTAAATCCATCAAATGATAATATTATCATTGAGGAAACATTAGCATTAGAAAAATTATATCCACATAATGAAGTCATTTTAGTATCCCGTGATATTAATATGCGGGTAAAGGCAAAATCATTATTAATAGAAGTAGAAGACTATAGAGCAGATAATGTAGACATCTCTGATAAATCTATTATTGGTCATGGTATTAGATACACAAGTGAACTAAATCTATCGCAATCAACAATTGATATTTTAGTCCAATCATATCATTCAAATGTAGATGCTATTAAAATTCAACCAGAATCATCACTAAGAGACAATATGATTATTGTTGTAGATGATACTGATGTCGCATATTGTGTTCTGGATTGCTATGATGATTATTGTGAATTAAAACCATTTAATAATTATTACAATGGTAAAAATACTATATGGAATATTAGAGCAAAGAATGTTGAACAGAACATCGCACTGAATGCATTGACTGATACATCAAAACAATTAGTGGCAATCTCAGGAGCTGCAGGTTGTGGTAAAACATTGGTTGCTGTTGCATCCGCATTAGAATCTGTATTTACAAATCGTGATTATGAATCAATCATGTTCGTTAAAGAAGTTGGTGCAGCTGCGGGTTCAGAAGAAGTTGGGTTTTTACCTGGAACAAAGATTGAGAAAATAGAAGGCTACATGGGTCCACTATTTGATAATCTAAAATCTTTAACAAAAGAAACAGGTGCAAGAGAAAAGGGTTCTAAACCAACACCAATTCCTGAACAGATTTTAGAACGTATTGAAATAGAAACACCAGCATTTTTACGTGGTCGTAGCATCAAGAATACATATATTATTATTGATGAAACTCAAAACCTAACAAATACCCAAATGAAACTTATTTTAACCCGAGCTGGTGAAGGCACAAAGATTGTTATGCTTGGTAACGTTTCACAAATTGATTCTGCATTTTTAAGTGCAAGCTCAAATGGTTTTACCCATACAATTAACGCATTTATTGACTGGTCTAAATTTAGTTATGTAAACCTTAAAGAAACCGTACGTAGTGAATTGGCTAACGAAGCTGTAATCCGTTTAGGTGGTTAAATACAATATATAGCGTACACATATACAGGATTTTACAATGAAGACGTTTTTACATACTATTTTTGAAAAGGAAATCATCAAGTCTGATATTGCTAAAATATTGGCAAAATATTCTTATGAAGTTTCTGACAAGCAATCGAATTCAAAAAGATTAGTTCTTGTTGTAAAATCCAATGATCGTCCTGGTACATCTACTCAAATCAAAAAAGAGTTATCCAATAATGGAATTACTTTCACTGAAGAAAAGATAAGTTCTTTATCTGGATCTATACCAGTGCTTATCATCCAAGGTAATAATACTATCAAGACTATTATTATGTTCAAACCTATTCGTGGCGGTATGAGTGAAACAACGCTAAATTCAACAATCACTGAACTATCACCAGTGATTGCATTTACGATGAAATATCATCCAAAATCAGTAGATGACTTTTATTCTTTTTTGATGACAGTCAATCACGATGCTTTAGATGTATATGTAGATAATGATAAAAAAGCTGCTATTGATTTTATTTCTAAATTTAGTCAATCATCTAAATTCAAAGAAAAAATGAATAATGCCATGGGTGTATTAAAGTATCTATATGATGAAGATAAAAAATCTAAAATTAAACAGGTAATATGGGCATATAGAAAAAAACCATTTGGAATTCCATCAAGTCATAAAGGTGATATCTTTATTGTATACCAAACTGGTGGAATTGTTGGAGTATCACTTAAGGCTGGTACAGAAACATCATTAGAACCTAAACTTAATACCTATGTTAATCCAATTTTAACATCATTTGGGATTAGTAATAATAAATTAAGATTATTGATGTATACTGGTGTTTATTCAAAAATTCCTAATATTGGTGGTGCTACAACGTATGATTCATCTGATAGACGTAATACACTTAAAATCTTAGATAATCTGGAAACTAATAATCCCACAATGTATGATAAATTATATGATACCGGTTTAGATATTGTTAGGACATATTTGTGCGATATGTTTAAATCAGATTATAAAAAAACAATCAATTGGATTAGAACTGCAATATTAGGTGAAAGTGATGTTCCATTGGTGGTGGTTAAAGCATATAATAGCACGTATGAAATTGTAACTGATGATGATGATATATCAGTATTTTTGCCAAAGGTTAAAGCCATTTCTGCAACTAAATCACCAACATCAAAACAGGATTTTTTCATTGAACTCATTGCCGGGTCAGAAAAGCTTAAGATGATGTTCTCCGTACGCACTAATAAGTCTGGTGTTGAACATAAGTTAGGTCATTTTTATAACCTTTCTGTAAAATTTAATGGTATTATGTGATTTATTTTCATTAAACCATTTACAAGTACACTTCTGTTTGATATAATATATCTAACAACTCAAACAATATAGTTATAAATAAGTTGATGTTGTATAATACAATCGCCCACATAGCTCAATTGGAAGAGAGCTACGGTCTTCTACACCGTCGGTTGCACGTTCGAGTCGTGCTGTGGGCACCAAATAACGGGACTGTAATTCAATGGTTAGAATAGGCGACTCATAATCGTTTAATCGGGGTTCGATTCCCTGCAGTCCCACCATATAAATATAATGTTATTAATCTATAAAATGTAGGAAATACAGAATGAAAACATTTAAAGAATTCTTATCTTCAGCCAATAGTGCAGCTAATCTTACAGAAGCAACTGTCACAAATGATGGGAGCGTTAAATCATTATTAATGATGTTACGAAACGACCCAAAGGTTGCTGAATTGTGTGAACGTATCACTCAAAGAAAGTTTGATCCAAAGTTGCTAACATTTGATGGTATGACTAATAATGATTACCCTACATCAAATTCAAATGATAATAAGAATGATGTATTTATCTACAATCGTGGTATAGACGATGTGAAGATTAAGAGGGAAAATACTGGGTTATTAGATGTATATTATGGCAATATTAAATTAATCGATAAAAGCGAATTAAGAAGAATTTTTACATATTTTGATAGAAGTTATGGAACTATAAGAATTATTCAAAAGTGGAATAATGAGGAATATGGTATAGTGTTCTTGGATGATGACTCAAATGATAAAAAGATAGAGCATTATAAACTTTTTGATATGTCTAATCCTAAATTCTTCAAGACTCTTACTGATCCAAAATTACAAACGACTTACGACCACAAAATTCATCATTCGGGTGTTGAATATAGAGAATCAGATGTTATACCAGCAGATATGCCAAAAAAGATGGTAAAAAAATTATTTAATATCATAGTTGAAATATTGAATACTAAAGCTACGGGTAAAACTACTGTACCATCACCTTCTACGGAAAATACTAATTCAGTGTCAGACGATGCAAAACTATCTAAAGATTTTGAACAGTTTAGAAAATTATTCTCAGCGTTAGAAGATACTTTCCTTGAGATTACTAAGAGTTCATCTGATAGTGCTCCATCTCAATCAGAAATCAACAAAACTAGTGCTGCATTAGTTGCCATAAAAACACAAATTGTTGGTGGCCGAGTTTACGGACGATAAGTTTTGGTTACAATGATTAACTATATGATCGGATTGTAACCAAACATTCAGTGTAAACTACTATAGTTTACACTGATACTCTTTACGGTGTTCATGGATAAGCCGGAATTCTCAGAAATCAATAACATAGGAACATATTGTAATGAAAACATTTAGACAATTTGAATTATCAGAACATTCATCAGATCAAACTTCTATTGTTTGGGATACAACTAAACTAGCACTAGAAAAAATCAGAGCAATGGTTTATGATGAATTTGGATCAGATGATGTTGTAGTTGCTTCGGCTGCACCATTGTTAAAGATCACATTCACTGACCAATCAGTCCATAAAAATTTAGTATTACGTGCACATGATACACTGGTACTGAAAGATGGAAAATTAACACAAATTAAAGGTCCAATGTGGTAAATAATTATGAATAGTGATACTTCACTTGCAGTTATTATTGCAAGTATTACATTTACCGTTTCTATTAGTGCATCATTTTACTATTATACAATAGGCCAAATTAAAGATCCTGTTTCGATGTGTTTTGCAAAAGCATCAGGTGAAAAAGAAATGAATGTATGTTTAAAACTAAAAGAAATGTCTGGTAATTAATTTTACAATATATCATATATAATATAAAGGAACACATTATATGTCAGATAATGACAATCAACCAACTCAAATGTTTCCTATTAATAAATCCATCGTCGTATCAGAAGTATCTGAATATCATAGAGTTGAACTCTTTATACGTGGACAAATTGATCCTGTTATTGAATACTCAGATGAACTAATAAAACTTCAGTACCTAGCAAACAAATATAGTGTATTACATGTAACAATTAATACACCTGGTGGAGATTTAATGACATGTTTAGAACTTTTAAGAATCTTTAAGTTGTATAGTCATGTTGTAACAATTGGTATTGGTGAAGTTGCATCTGCTGGATTTATTTTATGGTCTGCCGGTGATATTCGAGTCATTGATGAATATACTATATTAATGATTCATCGAGAATCTTTTGGTAATTATGGTAAAACTGCAGAACATCTTGCACTAGCAAATGTATCACAAGTAATCTATGGTCGCTTATATACCAACACGGTTGATAAGTTCATGACACCAGATGAACAATACCATTCACGTATTTCTGAAGTATGGATTGATGCGGCTGATATGGTTAATCGTGGATTCGCAATCTTCTTATCTGATTTTGAATCACCTAAACGCCGTATTATGGATACTACTACATTGTACCATATTGATGATGAAGGTGTTGAAAAAGTTATAATGTACGATGAACTAAACTCAGTCTATCAATTTGTAACAATTGAGTACACCGATGAGTATATAAATAATTTAGACAGTTACATACACTCTGTCGAATCTATAAAATCTATTGATGATGCCGAATCTGATGTTGATGATTAAATTTTAATAAACTAAAAGGAACTTCTAATATGAAAAAAACAATGTCTACTATTGCTATTGCTACTGGATTAATTGCTGCATCTAATGCTTATGCTGCTGGTGTTGAACTTGGCGTTGCTTATGAAGATCATCTAAATACTGCTGATTCTGCTGCTGTATTTGTTCGCCCATTCTTAGATGTAGTCCAATACCAAGTAGGTCTTCGTTTATTATCAAGTCGTGATGTAAAAACTGGTGAGATGTATACGTATGTAGAACCTCAGGTTACTCGTATGTTCCCTATTGGTGCAAGCCCGGTTGCTGTTGGTGCAACTGCTAGTCTTGGTTTGTTGTCTGCTAAGTCTGATAGCTATACATACGGTTCAATTGAGCCAAAGGTTGCATATACTGTTAATGATAAATTAACATTCGGTGCTGGCGCTCGCTATCGTAATAGCTTTGATAGCCAAATTAAGTTTGAATCATGGACATATTCAGTTGGTGCAAGCTATAAATTGACTAAAGCAACATCTGTAACAGTTGCTGGATTTGAAAAGAACTTGGACGAACGTAGTACTGGTGTAATATTATCAGTCACTCAGGACTTCTAATATATAATAACAGTCAATATCCAATAAGGCCACTCTAGGGTGGCTTTATAGTCTAATCCAACAATATACTCTATAACGGAACACAATCATAACTATGCCATTGTTTTGGTCAGAAATCAAAAAGCTAGCATATTCTATTCTTGTTAGAGAAATCAGAGACTGGGAATATGTTGACACTAATTTTTTCAGAAAAACAGAATGGTGTATCAACATTTCAAATGCATTCAGATTCCAGGATAATCTATATGGCAAAGAACTATCAGAATTCAAATCTGCATTAATGGATGAATTAGTTTTACTTGTTATTGAGCAAAACTATAAAATTATTCATGAAACCGAAAACGAACTTGTATTAGGAAAATAATATTATATGTCAAAACAAATTCATGTATTGAAGTCAAATGGAGAACTCGAGCCACTTGATTATGACAAGATCAATAAAATTCTATCATTTGCATGTGAAGGATTAGATAATGTATCACCTTCATTAATTGCTATGCAAATGAATGTAAAGTTTTTTAATAAAATAACAACCACAGAAATTCATGATGCGGCTATTCGTACTGCTGCTGAATTAATATCAGAATCATATCCTAATTATCAATTTGTTGCTGCTCGTTTATTGAACTATAAGATTCGTAAAATTGTATGGGGTGGTCATGTTGCACCACGATTCTATGACCATATTGTTAAAGTAACTGAACTTGGTTTCTATGATAAAATCATTTTAGAAAAATTCACAGAAGATGAAATCAACCAGTTAGAAAAATACATTAAACATTCTAATGATGAACTGTTTAGTTATGCCGGGATGAAACAATTTGAATCAAAATATCTTGTGCGTAATCGGTCAACTCGTAAATTATTAGAGACACCTCAGTTTGCATATATGCTAATCTCTATGGTATTGCATTTGGACTATCCTGCTGTTGATAGAATGAAACATATTATTAGTTTTTATAATCTAACATCAAATGGACCGAAGTCTTTAATCAGTTTACCAACTCCAATTATTGCCGGTGTTCGTACTCCTACCCGTCAATTTAGCTCATGTGTTGTATTGAAGCAAGATGATTCAATTGAGTCAATTAATGCCACAACAAATGCAATTGTTTCTTATGCTTCTAAACGAGCTGGTATTGGTATCGATGTTGGTCGTTTGCGTCCAGTTGGTGCATCAATTCGTGGTGGTGAAGTTGTACATACTGGAATGATTCCTTTCATCAAGGTTACAGAAGCCGCGACAAAATCAAGTTCACAAGGTGCAATTCGTTCTGGCTCTAGTACTTGCTATTATCCTATTATGCACTATGAAATTGAAGATCTATTGGTTCTTAAAAACAATAAAGGATCAGAAGATACTCGTGCTCGTAATATGGACTATGGTGTTCAAATCAATGGTCACTTTTACCGTAAGGCAATGATGAAAGAAGAATATTGTTTATTCAACTTTGATGAAGTGCCTGATCTATATGAAGCATTCTTTAATGATCAAGAATTATACGAAGAATTGTATAATAAGTACTCACGTTCACGTAAGAAAACAATTAAACGCGTAAATGCAATGGATTTATTAACCACATTGTTATCAGAACGTATTAGTACTGGTCGTATCTATATTGCCCATGTTGATAATATGAATGCTCAGAGTTCATTGAAATCCACAATCTATTCTAGTAATCTATGTTTGGAAATTTACCTACCAACATCTGGATTGACCAAATTATCAAATCTAAAAACAGATGATGTCAAAAAATTTGGATTCGATTTAGATAATATGAAACGTGATGAATTCATTGATGAATTCGGTGAAATTGCTCTATGTACACTTGCTGCAATCAACTGGGGTAATATTAAATCACCATCAGACTTTGAAGAGCCATGTAAACATATTGTTGTTGCATTAGATAATCTATTGAGTTTCCAGGACTATCCAATGGTTGCTGCTGAAATTCCAGCAAAAGCTCGCCGTACTCTTGGTGTTGGTATTATCAACTTTGCTCACTTCTTAGCACAACATAAACTAAAATATGGTAAAGGTTTAGAATTAGTTGATGAATACATGGAAGCAATGTATTACTATTTGGTTAAAGCATCAGTTGAATTAGCAAAAATCAAAGGTCCATGCGAATGGCTAGATGATACAATCTATGGTGATGGTACATTTATTCATGAACATCGTACACCGTTCGTTGATACAATTGTTCCGCATAATCCAAAAATGGATTGGGAATCTTTACGTACAGAAATGAAAACCTATGGCATTCGTAATTCTACATTAATTGCATTGATGCCAGCAGAATCATCAGCAATCATCAGCAATTCTACCAATGGTATTGAGCCACCACGTTCTGTTGTTACAACTAAAGGTTCTAAAGAATCTATCATGAAACAGATTGTACCGAATCCTAAACTAAAATATGATTATGTTTGGGAACAACCAAGTAATGATGGTTATATTAAAACAATGGCTGTATTGCAGAAATATATTGACCAAGGTATTTCCAACAACTTGAATTATAATCCAGAATCATACGATGGTAGTCAAATTCCAATGAGTCAGATGATTAAGGATGTTCTATTGAGTTATAAACTTGGGCATAAAGGTTTATATTATGCAAATACACGAACAAGCGTAACCGTTGATGAAACTGGTTGCGAAAGCTGTAAAATTTAAAACATATATGTCTGCTGAGTATATCTTAATAGTATACTCAGCAGTCTATACTTATATCTGCTTCTAATACATCGTATAATCATCCGTATTACACCCTAACACTCTAACCTATACGATCTATCATCTCCAACATTTTAACTCATTCTAGAGACTTTATGGAGATTGTATAATTTTCTTGCAACCCCATTTACATCTACCAACTTATTTGATATAATAGCTATATGATAATCAATATAGAGAACAACGTATATGAAAACACTGTTAAAGTTTCCATCTATTGTCAATTTTACACAACTAAACAAAATGGTACAAGAACGTACCCGGTATGTTGGTAAAGATGAGGATGGTAATCCTATTTTTGATAACACGATTCCATTACCAACACTAAAATTCCATGGTACTGTAAAGTTACACGGAACAAATGCCTCTATTTGTTACAATCAAGTAGATGGTCTATGGATTCAGTCTCGCGAACGTATTATTACACCAGAATCTGATAATGCTGGATTTGCCTGGTATGTCACATCAAATATTGATAAGTATACCACAATGATTAATGAATTTGCTATTGCTAATAATATTGATTTAACATCTAATACTATTTGTGTATATGGTGAATGGTGCGGTGGTTCAATTCAGTCTGGAGTTGCACTAAATCAATTGAACAAAATGTTTGTTGTTTTTGAAGTAAAAACATATAATGAAGAAGACGGTTATACCGTATATAATCATTCAGAATTAAAAGATGAAGCCATTCGTTGCTTTAATATTAATCAATTTGAATCATATGACATTGAGATTGATTTTAATAACCCAGCACCTGCGCTGGATAAAATAACAGAGATGACGGTGAGTGTTGAAGATGAGTGTCCTGTTGGTAAACATTTTGGTGTACATGGTATTGGCGAAGGTATTGTTTTTACCGGTGAAATTAATGGTACTCAAGTTAAATTCAAATCAAAAGGTGAAAAGCATTCTAATTCAAAAGGTGATCGTCGTTCTAAACTAAAAGCATCTGGTCAAGATGAAGAACAACTACGTCATGAACAATTGAAAATTAATATCGCATTAACAGTTACTCCGGATTGGAGAGTTAAACAAGGTATTCAAGAAGTATGCAATACATTAAATGGGGGTCAAGTAAAAATTGAACAACTTGGATCTGTTATTAAATGGGTAATTAGTGATATTGTTAAAGAAGAGTTTGTTACAATTAACAATGCTGGATTGACTATTAAAGAACTTAATGGGTTAATTGCTAATATTGTACGTGCCTGTTTCTTTGAGGTATATAACGCTGTATAAAATACTTTACAGTTTTATACAAATTTGATATAATGTAAAGTATTATTAACAAAAGGAACAAATATGATTAAAGTAGACTTTGCTTATCAGAATTTAGTAAAAGAGATTCTGGATTTTGGTACATTCCAACCTGATAGAACATCTATTGGTATGTCCAAACAATTATTCGGTAAAATGATTAAATTCTCTACCAATAATAAGTATGCACCATTATTACAATGCCGAACATTAGCTCCTCGTATCGCATTTGAAGAATTCAGATGGATGATGTCTGGTAGCACTGATGCTACTGTACTACAGAAAAAGAATATCCATATTTGGGATGGTAATTCTACTCGTGAATTTTTAGATTCCCGCGGTCTAACCAATGTACCCGAAAATAATATTGGCAAAGCCTATGGTTATCAATATAGAAACTTTGGAGGTAAAACAGACCAAGTACAAAATGTTTTCAATTCACTCAAAAACAATCCAACATCTCGTCGCCATGTTGTGTCAATCTGGAATCCAAATGAGCTGAGTGAAATGGCATTGGAACCATGCTTCCATTTATATGAATTCATGTATCAAGATGGAACACTACATTTATATGTACATGGACGAAGCGCTGATATTGTATTTGGTGTACCGTATGACTTGGCATTTTCATATTTTTGGTTAAAAACATTTGCCGATACACTAGGTTATAAAACTGGTGACATTTTAATGACCTTTACAAATACTCATATCTATGCAAATCAGATTGAATTAGCAGAAATGATTGTTGAACAAGATGTGAGTGAGATGAACTGCCCTACTGTAACAATTAATAAAGAACTAAATTCTGTAGAAGATATTCTTAGCTTAGAATGGGCGGATGTTCAAATAAACAATTGGGTTAAAGGTCCTGCATTAATTAGTGGGGTGGAGATGGCAGTATGAATAAAGACTTGAAAGAAATGACTATTGATGAATTACAACGTAAAGCATTAGCACTTGTAGATGAACTACGATTACTTTTTATCAAAATGTTCGAAAATAATACAAAAAAGTAAAAATATATTTACATGTTGGGTCTATTGTGTTATAATAAACTCAACAATTGAACAAACAACAAGGAGAACGTTATGTGGGTATTGTTTATTATGTTTATGTCTGGTGATGGTACACAAACACATACTCAGTCAATCTCAGGGTTTACATCAGAGCTATCTTGTGCAATTGCTGCAGATACAGTTAAATCCCGACAACAAAACACTAAAACAGTTTGTCTAAAATTATAATCTTGGTATACTATGGGAATGAGAATAGCATTGGTTGGTGTATCTGGTTCTGGTAAAGACTATCTTGCATCAATCTTAATTAAAAATCTTGGGTTTAATCGAGTTTCATTTGCTGATCCATTGCGAGCAGTATGCGCATCCATTTTTGATATTGGTGAATATGCATCAGACGATAAGAAAGATGCTATCATCGAACAATATGGATTAACCGCTAGAGAAATCTGGATTAAGATGTCTTCTACCATACGGTCTATCGATGATAATATCTGGATTGATAATACTATAGACCTAATAAATCAATATAGTGATGAAGACAACATTATTATCACTGATTGTAGAACAATCGCAGAAACACAAGCGCTGCATGAATTAAGGTTTAAGTTCATTTGGATTAATAGAAGAGAAAATACTAAACCATTAAATCAATATGATATTGATAATACATTGCAGTTATCAGCATACCTATCGCAATCACGTCATTGGGTTTATGATAACGATAATTATAAAGATGAAAATGAATTTATAGAATACGTTAATAATGTATGTTCTGGCAAACAATTTACAAAGGGTGGTGCTATATGGTGATTATTATTGAAGGACCAGATCGTGTTGGTAAAGATACACTTATCGGTGGGTTAATATCAACTGGTTTACTTATTAATCCATGCGTAGTTCATTCAACTAAACCAGAAGTTCCAACAAAGTCATATTATACCGAGTATTATAAATCCATTTATACAAAATTAGGTAAACTATCTAATGATGTTATTATGAATCGTTCAGCTATTAGTGAATATGTATATGGCTCAATGTATCGTAATAACCATTATGAATTGAATGAATTGGTTAACCATAACGATTATTTTAATGATTTTGTTTTAGTTTTTACATTAATTGATAAACCAGAGACATTACTTCAACGAGAAGATGGTGAATCATTGGGAACAACCCTTGAACAGAAAACAGAAGAAATCAATAGATTCATTGAAGCAACCAATTATTTTAATGGGTATATTATTGATTGTGCTGATAAAACACCAGAACAACTATTAAAAGAAGTACTTAATATTATTGCGGATGAATTATCATGAAAGTTAATATTGGCCCACATGTTAATTATTTTGGTCCGCATCAATTAGCAGAGATGTTGTGTTTCTTTGCTAAGAAAAAAGAAAATGAAGATGGATTTAAAACATATCCAGATTATGTATATAATTTTGGTAAATGGTTATCAACTACACCAGTTACTAAATTATTGACTTGGGTACATTCTAAAAAATCTCGTAAAATGGATATTAGAATTGATCACTATGATATATGGGATATGGATACAACTTTATCTTATATTATATTGCCAATGCTAAAACAACTTAAAGAGGTTAAACATGGTGTACCAGTTATCAATGATTATGATTATCCTGATCTATATGAAGTACTATCTAAAGAAATTGATGAAGTTCGACAGGCAGAAACTGATATTGATGACAAAGACTTTGAAGTGAATGTAGTCATCTGGAATTTTATTCTAAATGAAATGATCTGGGCATTTGAACAGAAACAGATTGATTGGATGAGCCAATATTATACAAAAACAGATAGTCAAGATAATTCATTTGGCTCATATCGTCTAGATATGGATGGATATGCAAAACATAATGATAGAATGAATCGAGGATTTACGTATTTTGGTCGTTTCTATCAGACACTATGGGATTAATATATGAGGGTTCAAGATAACCTAATTGAAGTCTCAAGAAACAATATAGCAAACCTTGGTCGTTTTGATCGTGTTATTGCTATTGCTGAAAAGTACAGTGATATTCATCCTACTGAAACTATTTGGACCGAAGAACAAATGAATTTATCGGTACGACGTACACCAGCATTACAAGTAGAGGTAAACAATGAATAAGATGATTCTAGCAATGACTGAAAATAATGTTATTGGTGATAAGAATGAACTTGTAGTAAAGTCAATGATTGACATGCAATTTTTTAGGGAAATGACCACCAAACATAATGTTATCATGGGACGTAATACTCATTTGAGTTTACCAAATATGAGTTTACCAAATAGATATAATGTTGTTATCAGTTCAACGCTGGACCATGGCCCAGCTCAGATGTATGCTAACAGTATTAGATGGGCCCTCAAAGAATTGACGTTAATGAATATGGGTTGTGCGAAACCATGTACACCATGTAAATCACGATGTAACAAATTATCAAAACTTAAAATCGATAATTGGATTATTGGTGGCAAAGAGTTATATGAAAGCTCATTGCGTTATGTTGATGAAGTGTATATAACTCATTATGACATCTGGTATGAGTCCGATACGGCAGTTACAATGTCAGATTACTTTATGGAAACATTGGAAGAAGAATTTGTAAGCAGTACAGTGTTTCTCCTTGATGATATTGACGTAACCGGTGTCGTCAAAAAGTATACAAGAATTAAATGCTAAAAATATGTAAATAAACTATTTACATCCACTCAATCTAGTGTTATAATATATCCATACAGTAAACAAAAAGGAAATCCAAAATGAAATCATTCTCAGAATTTTTAACAGAAAAAACAATCAACGAAGCGGTTGGCGGTTATAAGAATGCAGCTACACTAGCAGCAGCTCGTTTTATCGAAATGTTACCAAACCGTGAACCGTATATTAAAATGCTTGATGAATTGAAAGGTTTGGTAAAAGCAAAGAAATATACCGGCATCGAAGCGCTATTTAAAAGCACGAGTGTCAACTCTAAACAAACTGCATATTCTAAACTAGAAGACTTCTTCTATGGTGTAAAAAATGTATCGGTATCTGATAAACTAGATATGACTGATATTGATTGGGCAAGCATTGATTTATCAGTTGACCATTTGGATCGTTAAAGAAAATGGATGGCGATAATTTTAGTATAGAGCCATTAGCGGCAATTGAGAGCAATGTCAATCATCTACTCTCAATTACCGATCTAAAAACAAAACAAGATGTACTACGTTTATGTCTTAACCATCCGGATATTGCATCAAACTTCATCTCATGTATAATCAATTTAACATCTGATACCAGAAGAATCACTTATAGATAAAAGTACATATCTATAAAATATATCATATAGGAACATCATGAAAAACATTACAATTATTGACTTCTCTGCTGTTCTGCATGGTTGTATTCATAGCATTTTTAGGGATAGATCCGACTGGGATATTAACCCGGAGACTGGTAAAAAATCAGTTAAACTTGAAGTTCTACGACCTGGGCTAATTGGCTCCTTATTATATTATAAGAATATAAAGCATAATGCTGATGAATGTATTATCGCAATTGATAGAGCACCATATTGGCGTAAAGATATTCTACCATTCTATAAAGGAATGCGAAAGAAAGGTCGTGAAGAATCTGATATTGATTGGAAAACTGTATTTTTACATGTTGAAACAATCATTAAAGAAATCGATGAACATCTACCTTGGCACGTTGTTGAAGTACAATCATTAGAAGCAGATGATGTTATTGGTATTCTATCACCGCGATTAAATCAAGATGCAAATATTTGTATTATCTCAGCAGATGGTGACTTGGTACAATTGCAACAATATCCGAATATTAGACAATGGTCACCAATCACAAAGAAATTCGTTACACCTAAAATTGATCCAATTACAGACCTTCATGTAAAGATTATTCGTGGTGATGCTGGTGATGGTATTCCAAATATATACTCTGATGCAGATTTATTTTTATCAAGGTCAGAAGGTGATTCTATCAGGCAAAAGCCAGTATCAGCAAAACTTATTACTGAAGCAGCACAAACAAGTTGGGATCCTAAACGATTCTTAACAAATGATACATTCATTGCTAATTTTTATCGCAATAAGTTATTAGTTGACTTTTCTTCAATTCCTACAGATTTAGTAAATCAATGTTGGGCTGAGTATAAGGCACAAACAAACAGAAAATATAATGCAATGAATGTTCAGATGTATTTTGCAAAGCATAAAATGAAACGATTAATTGATTCGGCAAATGAGGTTTAATGAATATATGCTATTAGAAGAAATGATTAAAACCTATTATAATAAATCTGAACCTGTATTTTTATTGGAACACCCAAAAGAATATGAAGTTCTAATAAATGGTAAACCGATAACATTTATTGGGCCAGATGTAACACCAGATTTTAATAGAATCTATTGTGAACGGAGAAATGATACCACCGTTTTGTATTATGCACTTGTTGCTGGTATCATGTATAATAAACTAGGTGTAGTATTGGATGATAAGATTGTTGTTGGTTCTCAAGTTATTTCAATTTTTGACTATCTACAAAATGAAACTCACCTAAATGTTTTTCAAGTATATAAAGAATTTGAACAATTCTTAGATGCAGTTGATTCTGATAATGTTGCAGCAAAAACAATTGAATTCTTTGAAGGGGATTTTGTTAATGATGGTGAATCTGCATGGGATAATTTAGTAACATATTTAGAGAACCATGATAATATTGATCATGAAGATATTGCTAACTTCATTTCACCAACATTTAAACAACGTTTAGAAGCAGAACTTCAAAATAGAAATATGATCAAGGGACTATCACCAACCAAAACACTTTTCTAAAAGGAACAATTTGAATGGAACCATACGAAATTTATGTAACATACCTTTCGTTGTGTAACCATTTTAAACATGGTGGTGATAAGTACAATTTTATAAAGTTCAAAGGCAAAATCAAAACATCTAGAGCTGCGTTTGAAAACCGCAGCGACTATAAAATGTTTAAGGTTGCAAAATTCAATGATGTAAGAGACTTCCTAGCAGCATTTCTATGTTTCGTTTCATTAAATCGTGGTACAATCCCTACCATTGGTGATGTATTGATGATGAAACAAAATGAACCAATGAAAATACGCAAATGGCATGCTAAGGTTGAATCAATAACAACCAATATGATACTTGAACTGAATAAACTTAGAATACATAATTTTAAGGATATATTATTACCAACTAATGGTTACCCAAAGTTATTAGAATCATGGCTACATGGTCATATCTCAGCAGAAACAGTACTATGTGTTATAACAGCGACAAAAATTGATGTTGTCTGGGATAGCATATATCTCAATAATATCTATAAAGAACTATACAGTCAACATATACAAACATTGCGGGCATACAGTTACTTCATTAATTTAGATGAAGAGAAGATAAAAGAAAAATGGCTAGAATGGAAAGAATCTGTTTACAAGTAGGAAAAGATGTTGTATAATAGCTACATCACAATCACTGATGAATCAGAAACTGTGGTCGTAACAGTACCGTTAGATACTGAAAAATACGTAGAATTGAAATAAACTGTTTACATCTAGTCATAAATGTTGTATAATAGTTTTACTATAAACAAATGGAGTAATTAACATGGCAATCGTGAATAAATCAGAAATTGTAACTTTACCATCTATAGTAACGCAAGACCTTGCGACCGCAATGGGTGAAGCGATGAAAGAAATGAGTAAATCATTTACTCGTGTTGATGCAGAGAAAGATTTACAAAAGGATATCGCTAGTCGAATGAATGATGAATATGGTGTGCCAAAACAAGTATTCAATAAAATGGCAAAATTATATTATGCGGCAAACCTTGCACAAGAAGAGGCAAAGAATGAAGAATTTATGGAATTCACCCGTTCTGTATTCTCAATGATTGGTGCCCCTGGTATTGGATATAATGGGGAAGGGGAAGAATAATATGGCAGTATTTAATCAATGCGCACATCTTGTAAATCCAGAGTCATTGGCGACTGTTAAGGGTTTATTGAAACAATATGTAATGGATGGTAAAAATCCATTACAGTTGGTATTAGATACTCAATTGCGATTACAACAAGAACTTGCTAAAAAACTTCCACAGAATGGAAATGTTGATCCATCTACACTAAAAACCTGTGGTGAACTTGTAGACTATACACGCGAACAATTTGATAGTATTACGGATGAATCCCGTGAACTATTGACTTCATTCGGTGGAATGTCTGGTGGGGAAAAAGCTGCTACATCTGTTTGGAAGAAATGGAAAGCCGATAACCAAGCAAAACGTACAGTTGTATTTGATGAGATGTCTGAATCTGATAAACTTGAAGTATATATGGAATATATTGATATCCTTCACTTTGTCTTTAATATTGGTATTTCATTAGGGTTAACTGCTGATGATATTTTAGAATTATATTTGTTAAAGAATGCAGAAAACTTAAACCGATATAATAATAACTATTGATGTACACAATATGGGGTGATGATGATTAAAGTATATAAACGTATGGATGAACCAATTGATGTTGGTACAATTGTTAAATTTTATGGTACAGATTTAATAATTGTAGAAGTAACATCAGAAGGTATCACGTTAGAGAATAATGTCTTCGTTCCATATCATTTATTATTTGTTAGTGTAGACGATTCTGATGATGAAATCATGGTGTATAATTATGTTTGATTTAGAACAATTCAAAACTGGTGTTATTGCTGAAACTCGTAATGGTCAAACAGTCAAATATGTTTCTACATATTCATTTACCACTGGGTTTAATCTATACTATGGTGTTACTAATAATGGTCAAGTATTATCTTATGATGAAAATGGTCACATTGATCATCTGAATAATAATCCATACGACCTAGTAAATATGGTACAACCATCAAAAATCTGTTTATATGCTATCTATACACCAGATGGTCAAACATATTATATTCAACCAGATGAATATAAAGATGATAATCAACTTATGGAACAATTTGGTAGTCCAATCACAGTTGTACCACTATCACAAAAAATGAAACTTAGCAAAACATTAAGTAGAGGTAAAACGGACTAAATTATGTAAACACAAAAGAAGGAGTCAAGGATGATTCAACAATCACCAAAAACTTTAACTAGAGTGTTGATGAATTTTAGTTTTTCATTAGCATTAA